ATAATTACTTAGTGTAATGTTATCAGTCGCACTCAAACTTGAGTTTGCTTGGAACACTAAGTTTACATCAATTGTTTCCGCATCGGCAAATTTAGCATAAGCTAAAGTAGTTTCACCTACTGTTAATGTATTATCATCAACACCGCCAGTCAATGTTTGTACTGCTACTGCTACTTGAGTGAATGCATTACTTATTGCTGATTCTCCAGCATCTGTTAAAGCTGCTGGATGATTTCCGATACGAATGTATTTAGAGTTTGTATTGATATGATCTTTATAATATAAAGATGTACCATCACTAGATTTTACATCAGAAGCTTGGCTTAAGTAACTAAATACTTCAAGTACTTGACCTATTGTTCCTGATAAAGCTCCAGTTTCATCTCTAACTACTACATGGATTTCATCGTTTGAACCACCTACTGCTGCGGCTCCTGCTGAAGTTCCAGGAGGACCTTCAACCCATGATTTCCAATTTGTTGACCCATTAAAACTTGTTGGATCAGTTGCATATTCCACATTAACACCACCGCCACTATATCCAGGATAACGGGCCATAACCCAGTCTCCAGCTGCTGGTGACAATGTACTAAAGTGGTCATCATTTTTTGCTAAAATACCCGTGCCAGATGCCGTAGCATTGACCGCGTTTGAACCTATAGCTCTGACAACTTTTAGCGCGCTGCCATAACTTAAAAATTGAGCTGCCGTCAAAACACTTTCATAAGTGTCTGATGTTGGCTTCCCAAATTTTTCAACTAATTCCGTTTCGCTACTCACAGTAACTACTTCATCCACTGGACCTGTGGTAAATGCACCAGCCATAGCTCCAATCGTTGACGATGTAGACGGAACGACATTAGTCAAATCTATTTCTTTTACCTGTACACCAGGCGAGACTAGAAATGCCATTTATTACTCCCTTGTCATGTTGTTATAAGTTTCCATAATACGATTATATTCTCAATATACTTATTTATAAAATTCATCCTCTCCAGATTTGCCACCCTTCTCCGAACGGATGATTGCCTGCATCAGTAGGCATATTCCCTACAGGTATTACTTCATCTTGTAATTGTTTAACTTTTTCTTTATATAACATGTGTTTTAACCTAACATCTGTGGCTTCTCTAAAGAATGGTGTGGTCGTAAACCAACCAAATAAAACTAAATTCATCATTAAATCATCATGATTATTATGATCTGCTTCATATGAAGAACCCTTTGCAACAAATGTACTCATTTCTCTTATAGTATCTTCACAATTTATTGTTAATTTCTTTTGTTCCATTATATCTCTTATGTTTGAACAACCCATTCTTTTAACTTTTTTAGTCATAGTTACACCAATAGCATTAGCTCTAACCATACTCTCTACAAATACGTTCTCATATTCTAAATCATAATATAAACCATTAACTACAACTTGACCAGCATCATTTGATTCAACTACTACATAACATTCATTATAATGCATAGCATATTTGTATAATAAATCAGGAAATAACAATGGACTCATTGTATTACATCTATATACACACACTTGTACAAATGGATTTTCACTCACATCTATAACATTAAATGTAGAATAATCTTGTCCTCGTCCTCTAGATGTATCAACAAACATTAAATAGTTATGGTCTTCTTCAGGTTGTTTAAATATTTTTACTTCATTTTGTTCTTCAATAGGATGTATTGCTCTTAAAGCTAATAATGTTTCAGCAGATATTAATGTATTACCTGTACCATGAAATGAATTACCAAACTCTTGGTCAAATTGCAATGGAGAAGTATTTTCAATAGTCATCGTCTTCCATGCTTCATCTCTCCCAGGAACATCCCACCAATCTACTCTATATGGTGCAAATTCATTTGTATTTTGAATAGCTCCCTCATATAATTTATGATACATGTTACCTATACCATTGGCAGTAGACGTAATAATAACCTTTGATGTTTTACCACCTGAAATTACAGGATAAGTTGAAGTATAAAATTCTGAAGCATTCTCAACAAATGCAAACTCATCGAGGTATACAAGATTAAGTGACATACCACGAATAGAGCTTGATGATGTAGCTGATGCTATAAGTCTTGAATTATTAGAGAATGATATTGATTTTTTATTAAGAGCTGTACAACCAGGCTGTAGAAAGAATGGCAGATTCTCTAACATAAGAGTAATCCTACCAAGCATTTCCCTAGCAATAACTTCTTTATTTGCTAGAATACCTACAACTTGTTCACCTTTAAATATAACATACCATAGAAGATATGCTACAACAGCAATTGATTTACCACTTTGACGACATGCAAGAACAATAGAAAATCTATTATCCTCAAATTGTTCAAACATTTTTTCTTGATATGGATATAGATTAAATGGTACTAATCCATCATCAAGGTGAATTATTTTACAATATTCTCTTGCAAAATATACTGGATCGTCTAAACATTTTTTATACTCAATTAATTGGTCTTTAGTCCAAGGATGTTCGACATCTGCCCCACGGACATTGGGATTACCCAAGTACATATTAGTTTCTTTAGTCATCTGTGAAATTTGTGTCCGGTTCTATTACTATTTCGTCACGTAACATTTTTTGTAACTCAGCTGTAGAACCTATAAACACATTATTAGTTGTTCCTTCTCTATGTGTTAATGCACGAATGTCATCTTTATCAACATCCTTTTTGGTTTTATGAAGTTTAAGAATCTTTTCACATATTTCAGCATTTTGTTTAATTAACATTCCAAGTACCTCAAAGGCCCTGGGATGTTCTGATTCTCTAGCAAGTTCAAGCATAAGTGATATAGCTTCATCTCCTTGAGAAGCTAAATCAAAAAATTGTTTTCTTACATTTTCATAATCTTCATCAGTCTTCTGTGGTGTGCTCATAATATGTATTCCATAAATCTAATACTCCTGCTGCGGTTCTACTCTCTTCTTTATTACCGCCCGTGTAAGGTATAGCTAGTTGTTCATTCATTAAAATTTGGTTAGCATCAACGATACCGTCTTTTGTTGAGACTTGTATAGTCCCTAGTATTCGTCCAAACTTTCCTTTCTTTTGCATTTGGGTAACTAAAGTAAAATCACCATCAGCTTCTGCCAATAATTCTTCTAATCTGTATTTAGCTGCTTTACCCCAAGATTTCTCAGCTAGGTTTCTTGTTCTACTCTCAGGAGTATCTATACCCATTAAACGAATTCTTTCTTTAATGAATATTTTAAATCCTAAGTCTATTTCTGCATCAATAGTGTCACCATCAACGACTCTCATTAATTTTGCTTTATAATTATACATGTTTATACGTCTGTGTCAAAAAAGTTAATTGTCTCTGTATATGGTTCTTTATAACCGCCTGCTCCGTCAGATGTTGTAGTACCATCTATTGCTTGTCTCTCAAACTGATGAGTTGTTGGGTCAACATTTTCTGAATAATCAACTTCAGTTTCAAGAATTTGTTTACTCTTACCTACACCTCTATAATATCTAATTCTTGTAGAAAATTCAAGAGTGTATACAATTGCTCTTCTAGTTACTAAATCACCTTCATAATCATCATTTAATGATACACCTTGTAATATAATAGGTGTATCAGTTTTTATATCCATATCTGGAATATCATGAATTGTTACTGTATATTCTGGTTGAAACATTGGAAGTATTTGTTCTAATATTTGTAATGCCTCATCTTGAGTTTTAGCAAGAAGATTTAATTCAAATCCAACTTTATATACTGCTGGAGCTCCTAATTTATTTAATTGAAGTGTATCTCCGACAATAACTTTTTTATAATTTTTATGTTTAGATACACGTGCATTAGCATCATATTCCATAGAGGATATTTCAAATGACATTCGTGGTAACTTAAGAGCTATATTAGGGTCAGTTGTTTGTTCATTTAATCGTGCAAGGACTTTACTCCTAGGTGCATATGACAAAGGAACTTTAATTTTTTGTAATATCTTTCCAGCCGAATCTTTTTTAACAACTTCTAAATCGTTAAAGATACTACCGAATACCGATACCATACGTCTTGTGCTTTCATTT